GGGCTGCTCGGGTCTGTGTTGGCGCAGTAACCACGGGAGTCGGCACGCATGGAACCGCAGACCATTATCAACGCGCTGTTGCTCAGTGCGTCCGGCGTGGGCGGGTGGTTCGCCAATACGATCTACAAAGCGATCAAGAGCCTAGAGGCGGAACTAGCGCAGCACAAGGTAGAGGTTGCGCGGGACTACGCGACCAACACGGACATTCGGGACATAAACAACAAGCTAGACGATATTCTGCGGTATCTGCGCAAATGAACCCGACCGTACTGTCGGTGATAGGCAAGCGGTACGCGGTGGAGTGGAAAGACAGCGAAGGCGACTACGGCGAGACATTTGCCGACCAGTGCCGGATAGAGGTACGGACTACACAGTGCCATCAGCAGCAGGCAGACACGCTGCTGCATGAGGCGATGCACGCGGTAGACCACGAATTACACTGTGGCATGACGGAGCCGCAAATCCGGCGCATGGCGACCGGGCTGCTGGCACTCCTGCGGGACAACCCCGCGCTAGTGGCTTTCCTCGTGTATGCCCCAGAAGCCAACCCCTGACGCGGATTTACAGCAGGCGCTGGATTGGGTAGAGGAATACGGGTCTAGCACTTACGCCAAGCGGGCGCTAGGCGACAAGGCTCCGCACCGTTGCAGCATAGAGCGATGGGCGAACCTCGCGCGACTGAAGGGGATGAGGCCCACTGTCCGCAAGGATGCGCCGCGCATCTACCAGCGAGAGCGGCTGGGGAAAATGCACATTGTCATACCGGACGGGCAAGTGCGCCCCGGCGTGAACACAGATCATTGGGAACACATCGGCAATTTCATAGCCGAGAAGAAGCCGGACGAGCTAATCAACATTGGTGACTTCGCGGACTTCCCCAGCTTGTCCACGTTCGACAAGGGCACGTTGAAGGGTGAGGGGCGGCGGTACAACCGCGATGTGCAGGCAGCGAATGCGGCGATGGACCGGCTGATGGCCCCGATCAAACGCGAGCAGAAGCGTAGCCCGTGGCGTATGCGAATGACGCTAACGCTCGGGAACCACGAGGAACGGGCGCTGCGTTATGTGAACCTCCAGCCGGAACTAGAGGGAACCGTGAGCCTGGAGGATTTGAACTACAAGGCGCACGGATGGGAAGTTCACCCGTTCCTGCAAGTGGTGAAAATTGATGGCATCGAATACTGCCACTATTTCACCAGCGGCGTGCGTGGCCTGCCGGTGAGCAGCGCGGCGGCGTTGCTGCGCGAGCGGCAGGGGTCGGCCACGATGGGCCATGTGCAGCACACCGACATAGCGATGCACAAGAAAACGCAGAAAATCGCCATGTTCTGCGGGACGGCGTACACGCACGACGAGGACTATCTAGGGCCGCAGGGGAATTGCCAGCGGCGGCAGATTATCGTTAAGCATGAGGTAGATGGGGACGGGCACTATGACCCCATGCTAGTTTCGCTGGCGTTTCTAAGGAAAGCGTATGCCTAAAACCTTTCTTGCCCTCTGCGCTTTCCTTGTCGGCGCGCTGCTGATGGTCGCGGCCAATACCGCAGCGATAGATCAGGTGGACATTCCCAACGTGGGCAAGCGGTACGTCTGGTCGCCAGAGGAAATGGACAAGCTAGAGAACGTGCTGGCCGAATTGCTGAACCAGCGCGACAAACTGACCAAGCAACTGGCGACCTGTAAGGCGGGAACGTGAATGACGACGATGTAATCCTTGCGTGCTATGTGGTCGCGTGCTGCCTAGCCGGGGCGCTGCTGGTATGCCTGCTGGTGGCGATATTTAGATAGTGGCGTGCCGCTCGCGTCTTGGGCGTCTGTTGCGTGCCTGCTCGGATGCTGTAGCCCAGCGGCAATTTTCGGGTGAGTAGGGTCCGTCGTTGTCAATGCGATCAATGGACCGACCGGCGGGGCGTTCGCCCATATCGGCCACGAAATTGGTGAAATCATGCCAGCGGTCGCACACAGTTATCCCGCGCCCGCCATAGTCCTTGTACCGCTTGTGGTTGGGGTTTAGGCAACGTTGTTTCATGCCGCGCCAAATTTCCCAAGTATCAGTAAATCGCAGGCCGTGGCGGAATTGTCGGGCGGCGGCCACTTCGCGCCCAAAACACCCGCAGGATTTGAACTCCCCCGCGTTGAGGGAGCCTGCTGACGCGATGGATTCGCCGCCGCACTCGCACACGCATCGCCACATACGCTGCCCCTTGGCGTTGCGAACGACGTTAACAGCGGTCAAGCGGCCAAACTTTTTGCCGGTCAAATCAACTGGATTGGGCATGATGCGTAATACAACGCTGCGAGGTTCGCATTGGTTGACATGAACAATGCCAACCTTCGCGCTTTTCTCGCTGTTTTGCGATCTTGTGAAGGCACGGCTGGCCCCAACGGCTTTCGCACGCTATTCGGCGGCACGCTGTTCAATAGCTACGACGAGCATCCGCGCGTCACGATCCACGCCAGCGGCTACGCCAGCACGGCGGCGGGTGCGTACCAAATACTCGCTAGTAGCTGGGACGACTACCGCGCCAAGACGGGTGCGGGCAAGGAGTTCACCCCGGACGCGCAGGATGCGTATGCGGTGTGGGCCATCCGCGACAAGCGCAAGGCGCTGGACGATGTAGAGGCTGGGCGTCTGGACGAGGCCATCGCCAAGTGTGCGAAGGAATGGGCATCACTCCCCGGATCGCCCTACGGCCAGCCAACCCGCACGCTGGACTACTGCCGGGGCGTGTACCGCGCTGCCGGTGGAATGCCGGAGTCCCGCCAAGATAAACCCACGGTTGATGTGGCGGCACCGGAGTTAAACAGGAAGGCAGGTATGGACCCGCTAACGCTCGTTAGTATGCTCTCCGGGGTATTCGCCCCGCTCATTCGCGCCAAGCTGGACAAGGCGCTAGGCTCAGACGTAGGCAAGCCGCTAGCCGACAATCTGCTTGCAATGGCGCAGACGGCGACCGGCAAGACGGACCCGCTAGAGGCTGTAGCGGTGGCGCGGCAAGACCCGGCCATCGTCGCCAAGCTACAGCAGGCGTCCGAGGATTGGCTTTCGCAAGTTACCCCGCTGATGGACAAGATAGACGCCTACGAGCGTGGGGCGTGGGCGGCGTCCGAGGACAGCATGGACCGGGCCGCTGCTCGGGGCGCGCGGATGCAGGAGGCGGGGCTATCCCGTAACCCGCAATTCATCGTTGCAGCCTTTATCATGTGCATGGTCGCGGGCGTGGTGTTCACGGTCCTGTACCGGGATACGTTCAGCACGGACATGCAGTCGTTCGTGATTGGCGCGATTGTCGGCGGTGCTCTGACGGCGGTGATTAGCTATTTCTTCGGCACCAGCCGGTCGAGTTCGGCTAAAGACGCCACGATTACCGAGCTGGCGCAGCGGCGATGAGCGACCGATTCAACGCTAGTATCCTGTTCGGGCACCAGAACGTGCTATCTAGTTTCGTCGGCAGGCTACAGGCTGGCGTGGCCGTGGTCCCTACCGCGCAGGAATTGGCGGACTTGGGCAACCTTGCCGGGGCGCTCAACTATTGGGCCGCGCAGGCCAAGCCGTCGCTGCCGGTCCAAATAGCGCCGGAGTTCGTCAACGGCGCTCCCCGCTATGTGTTCTCGACGTACAGCGACCTGATCGTCGCCATCCCATTCCGCATCCCGGCAACGTGGACGACGCCGACCGGCATGGCGTCCGCTGCGGAGTATCAGTGGGGAGGCACGCGGCACCACTACATGAACCTGTCCCGCACGGCGGGCGATATGGTCGTGCAGTCGTCGGGGCTACAGGTCACACAGTTTTTCGAGGCCGGCAAGGACTTCGCAGCCGGTGAGTTGGTGTATGCAAACATCTGGCATTCGGCCCAAGACCCCGCCCCGTGTGGCGCGGGATTCTCTGTCACTTTCCCCCGTTAGGACACCATGAGCTACCGCGAACGTATCCACGCCCAACAGTACCTTGCCGAACAACGCGAGGAATTCCCTGCCGATCCGTGGCGCTACGTCGAAACCGCGCTCGCCAAGGGTTTGACGTTTGCCGACCTGAACCGCGCCGAGTTGGAGTGGTTCGTTACTGAGCAGCAACGTATCCTGCACATGATGAAAACGTGGACCGGCCTGGTGCCGTACACGCCGGAACAGATTGCGGCGATTGAGTCGCGGATTAACGCGGCTACGCAGGCGCAGGGATAGGCGTGTCGCGCCGGTATGACCGGGTATCCATTCGCATGGACTACAGCGAAGATTTTGCGCCCGTCGCTAATGGCACATGGGGCGGCGGGCTGAATCTATCGTGGCAATTCCTGCCGATAGACAAGCGGGAGGACCGGCTGGCGGTCCTGCTGCGCTGGTGGACCGAGGACAACACGCCGGCAGAGGCTAATCTGGATATTGGGTAGCGAGCAGTCTCGGCCAGCGACAGGAACACTACTTCACCTTCGCCCGCGCGGCGTGGGCGGCCATTTCCGCGTATTCCTTGACTATCTCTCTCATGTCGTCACGACCGAGGTCGATGCAGTATCCAAGCTCGGTGATCGACAGATACAGGTCGCCGCACCGCTCGCACATATACCACTCGGCAAGCGGAACCTCGCCGCCCTCGCCGTAGATGTTGGCTTCGACCGTGCCCCACTCCGCGTACTTGAACCGGGTGAAGCGCACCGACAGGTCGCCAACAGCTATGCGCGCCTTGCAGGAGCAGCACTTGCGGCTGCGCTTGGTCGCGAGCGGCGCGTAGCCACCGTTCTCGGCGGCATCCTCGGGGCCGATGAAGTACCACGCGCAGTCGTCGGTATCACACTCGCAGGACAGGCTCATGTCCGCACCTTTGCCCGCGCGGCGTCGATGGCGGCGTCGAGTTCGTCGCCAAAGTAAAGCTCCACTCCGTACTCGTCAGTCTTGCGCGCGATAACTTCCATGCTCGGTGTATCTGATCGACGTATCCACCGATACCTTTCCGCATCCGCGCGCAGGGCGTCACGCTCGGCAAGCGCGGCGGTTATTTCGCTCGTAAGTTGCACCTTTACGCGGTCAAGTTCGCGGGTCAGACGCTCGTTTTCCTGCGCCCATTGGGCGTCGTCCTTCACGGCCAGCCGCAATGCGGCGATCTCTTGTCGGTACTTTTCAACATCTACCGACAGATCGGAACATTCCGCCATCATGTTGGCCGAGTCGATGTTGGCTTTATGAATCTCGGCCTCGGCATCCTTCCATCGTCCGTACAATTCCTTGATGCCTGCCGCGCAATCGTCGGGGTCTGCCCGCGCGGTCACATTGCGCCATCGTTCAATCTCGCGGGCCTGACGTTCGATCAGGTCGGCGGCTTGCCGATGCAGATAGCCGTGATACGGATCATTCTCTGCGCGCTCGTTCAAGTCGCGCACCAGATCATCCGTCGCGGGCGGCTCGGCGGGCAAATTGCATGACACGCAATCGGGGTGTCCGTCCCCCTGCGAATCGTAATCGGGCGGACAGGTACAGGGCGGCTCGGCGGGCTGCGCTGCGGGCGGGGTGTTGCTGTAATTCTTCGACGCAGGAAGGTCGATCGTGTTCTGAAAAACGCGTTGACAAGGCTCATCAGGGGGAGAACCGCACTCCGCACAGGGCTGCTTGCGATTAGCCGGGCCTACACAAGCACCCAACCCGCCGCCAAGCGTTGCATAGTTAAAGATAATTTCCTGCTCGGTCCTGCAACGCGGGCAACGAATCGTCGCGGACTGCGCCACTTCTTGCGCCGCATCGGCGCTCGGCGCTGGTGCGGCGTCGTTCACGCGACCCGCCGATTGCTGCGTTGTTCTATAGCTGTAGCCCATCTGCAATTCTCCGGTTCGTAGTTGCCGTGTGGGTCGATCCTGTCTATCGAATGTGTCGGTAATTCTCACGCGGCGGGGCGGTCATGGGCGCAGCCTCGGACCCGCAACCGGGCGACAGTTCCACGGCTCCCACATACACGGGCTAGGCACGTTCGGCCCGCACGCCAACGGATGGAACCAGCACAGCCAAGACAGAGTAATGGCAATCATGGATTTTCCTTTAGCCGTAGCCGTTGCCGGAGCCGTAGCCGGAGCCGTAGCCGTTGCCGTAGCCGGAGCCGTCGCCGTAGCCGTAGCCGTAGCCGTTGCCGTAGCCGTTGCCGTTGCTGTAGCCGTAGCCGTAGCCGTAGCCGTCGCCGTAGCCGTAGCCGGAGCCGTAGCCGTTGCCGTAGCCGTTGCCGTTGCTGTAGCCGTAGCCGGAGCCGTCGCCGTCGCCGGAGCCGTAGCCGTAGCCGTAGCCGTAGCCGTCGCCGGAGCCGTAGCCGTCAAGCGTTAAAGTGCACCATTCCATTTTTCTTCCTTGGTGTCGATGATGCTAATAACCGCACGCATCGGGGCGCGGACATTGCCAACGGCGTCCAATTTGGTTTCCTTCGTCGGCCCATTAACAAGTTCGCCCAAGCCCTTTGTAGTTCCCCACACGCGGATATTCTTCGCCCCTTCGATCAAGCACCAATCCTTATCAACCGTGACTTTCCCAACATAAACAAAGCCACGATCCAGCACAACAATCGCCGTTCCCTGCAACACGCATTTTGCTTCCATGTACATTCTCCGGTTATGGTTTCATCGCGGCCAGAGTATCGGCCAACAGGTCAAGTTCGCTGCACTTGTAGCGCAGGTACAGTCCGTGTTCTTTGAGCGTGTGAATTCCTGACGCGCCCGTGTGATGTTCAGGGCAAACCGCTATCGTAAGAAAATCGCTGGCGCGGTCGCTCGCCCCCTGCCCGTACTTCAAATGGTGGACTTGGCTAGGCGTATCGCCCAAGCCCATGCGCTTACACAGCACGCACGGGACTTGCGCTACCCGGTGCATCCATCGCTTTCCTGCGTTGCTCATGCCGTCGCCCGCCCCTCTGCCCGCCTGGTCGATTCCTGCGAGCGCCATGCCTCAATCCGCGCTTCGGCGTGGCTCACTAGAAAGCGAAAATACTCGTCCGATTCGATTGCTTGCTTGTACGCCTGCAACGCCTCCATATAGCGGGGTGAGGCTAGGGCCACGGTTTCCGCAGCGGCGGACGATAGGCCCGTCTGCTCGGATTGGATCGTGGCTTTAACCGTCTTTACCCACTGCTCCATGTAGACGCGCTGCGCCCGCGCCTCGGCCATCCGCTTGGCATACTTGCCGATCCACTCGACCGCGCTTTCGGCGTCGTCTTGGGATATCATCAGAATGGAATATCGTCGTCCGGCATTTCGGCTTGCTTGGGCGGCGGCGCGGCAGGCTTGGGCGCATCCTTCGGCTTGATCTTCAAGGACAGATACTTCTCCCCCGGCATTTTGGAACTCGGGCCACCCTCGTTAATCCAAATGTCGAGCCAATACTCGCGGCCCTCCACGTTGATCGAACCGCGATACTCGCTGTCTTTCTTGCCTTCGCGCTTGTCGCGGTTCTTGCGCGCCATCCCGCTGTTCGTGTTGTCGTATTCGGCCATTAGGCTGCGTCCTTAGTGGGTTGCATTTCGGCTTTCGCCCGTTTGAGTGCGCTGCGGATGTTGCTCGGCAGCAGGGACCACAGCGCCATCTTCTCGTCGCTGTCGAGCGTGTGCGCCTGGAGGTAGCCGTGTACGTCGCCACCGTCCGCGAACAGTTGCTTGATGTGGCCGGCGTACTCCGTGATGTACGCCTGCGCCTCGTCGCCCAAGGCGTCGAACGCCTCGCGGTTAACGTCCGCGCCGTTCATGGTCGCGGCCTTGATGCGGGCAATGGGCGCGGCCTCTGCGGCCTTGTTGCCGTCGTCGTCCTCGTCGGCAATGATTCCGAGGGCGGCGGACAGCGCATACCGGCGAGCGTAGGTAATAGCCGACCCGTAGCCGTGGGCGTTCACCTTGCTAACCGGGATCGACATGGTGCCTTCGATCCACTGGCCGGACTTGTGGACGATGCGCGTAGTCATGTGCAGCAGGGCGTCGTCGGAGTGCTCCGGCATCTGCACGACCGACAGCCCGTGCTTCGCCATCGCGGGGCGCACGGCGTCAAATACCGCCCCGAGGTCCGCGTACTTACTGTTGAACTCCGGATTGTTGGCGTCCTTGAGCGCGGGCCGGATTTCGCTCTGCGCTGCGGCCAGTGCTGCGGCCAAGTGTTCGATGTTGTCACTCGTTCTCAATCGGTTCTCCCGTGTCAATGTCCACCGCGATTTCGTGTCCGTATTCTCCGCAGCAGGGGCGCGTCGGCTCGTGGCCTACCTCGTTGCCACAGTAGGGACACACCCAGATAACATCGCGGTGCGACGTTTGCTGCTCCTGGTCCTGCAACTGCTGTGCCTGCCAGTAGTCAGTCATCAGGCCACCTTGCCGCCGTGTACAGCCCGCCCAAAGCGGTGCCGATCATGTAGGAGCCGACAATGGCAACAATCGCCCGGATAATCACATCGGGGATCATGGGCGCGCACGCTATGGCAATCAGCCCAACGCATCCCACAGCCAGTAGAATGTTTAGCTTCACGCCGCCCTCCGCTGCTTGGCGATCCGCGCCAATTCCTGCTTGCGCTGGAACGCCGTGAGCACGCGCGGCTCCGGCGAGTGCTGGAACGTGCTGCGCGGGTGCGTGGCTGCTTTGCGCCCCATGCTGCGTAACGCGCGAGCCAGCTTGTAGGCGTGGCTGTCGGGGTGCAGATAGTCCTTTTCCGCAAAATCACGCATTGATCGCCTCCTCAATTTCGTCCTGTTCCGCCGCGCTCAACGTAGCCACGCGGTATTGCGTGTAGTCGGACACGATGTTGTCCACGATGGTCCGGCAGTCGGACATGGCCCCGGACTTGTAGAACGCGATCATCCGCGACAGGTCGCTAATGTCCTCGCGCTCCATGAGCCATTCCACGAACTCCTGCGAGCAGGTGCGTACCTCCTCCTCTGCCCGGTCCTCCACTTCCTGTTGCACGGCGTTGGCGTCGTGCGTGGGGTTGTAATAGGCGTCGTGCGTGGCCTGGGTGCAGCCATCAGGCCAGCCTGCGGCCTTCACAGCTCACCCCCGCGCACAGCACGTTCCGCCCACAGCGCCCACGCAACAGTGGCGACAGCGCCGCCTACGATAATGCCAAGGGTGAAGATGAGGATCAGCATCATGCGAGCCGCCACACGCGCATGCCGTCACCCTCCGCGCGGATCGCCAGCCTGATGTTGTAATAGCGTGCCGCGGCACGGATGCGGTTGGCCTCTTTCTCGTCGCGCTGCGGCACAAAGAAAGAGTCTCCCGGCGCCATCTTGGCTAGCAGTTTCCAGCGGCGCCTCGAGACTTTGCGTGCCGGCAGCGGCACCGATTTTTCGATTACGAACTCGCTCATCTTTCGCTCCCGTCCCGCGTCGTGCGGGTATGACTGCAATATAGCGGCCCCCATAAACCATGTCAACAAATATATTTAGCCAGCCGACGAACGGTAGTTTACGGGGGTTGACAAGCGCCGTGGACCCGCCATAATTCAAGCATGGACGTTAACGATGTAGTGCAATTTTTCGGGACTCAATCGGAGGCGGCGCGGCGGCTTGGGGTAACGCGAGCCGCTGTGAGCATCTGGGCGAAGCGGGGCATCCCGCCTGGGCGGCAAGCGCTGATTCAGTTGCAGACTCGCGGCAAGCTGCGGGCTGAGGATCAGACCCTTGTGCCAAAGGTGGCGGCATGAGCAAGCCGGAATATATTGGGCTGCGCTTGGGTTGGGGCTCGGCTGGCCCTGAGCGGTTGGCTATGGGTAGGGCGCACAGGCTGGTTAGAGCTTCAGTGAAAAATGGTGCGCTGCCGCATCCGAGCACACTTGATTGTGTTGACTGCGGAAAGCCTGCTCAAGTGTATGACCATCGTAGTTATGCCGACCCGCTACGGGTATATCCGGTCTGCCATCCGTGCAATTGCAGACGCGGACCCGCAGACGATTCTCCGGTGTTGGCGCGCCGTAAGTTTCCCCTTGCCACAGGCGATTTCCCGAAGGTGCCTGCGTGAGTGACTCCCCCGCCAGCGGAATAATGGCCGCGCCACACCTCCCGTGGCATAGCGGGGCTTGCGGGGCTGTGAATACTCCGGCCCCGCCTTTCTATTCCGCTCGCCGCGAACAGCGAGCAGCAGAACACGAGCAGCGGGTACATGACCGCTGGACACGATCAACGGACGGGACGCAGCTCCCTGCGAATCCCCGGTGCCCTGTAGGCGATGCGCGATTAACTAACTCGTCTGGGATTGAATGCCCAGCAGTGAACGCCGCCACGGTTAGCCCACGAATCGGTCGCACAGTAAGCGACCCGTCCACCTCTACGGGCAACACGGGTGCAAGGGAAAGTAGCGTCGGTCAGGCGCGAAAGGCAGAGGCTAGCGTACCTGCCGCCCCCACAGTCGGCCATGAGCCCACCTCTACGGGCGAGGCGGATGCCGGCGCAAAAGTTTCCCTCCCAACAAGGGGCGGGTTGTCGGACGCAGCCAAGCCCACCCTTAAGCCGTGCTGGCGGCGCAGCCCGTGGTGGATGTGGACATGAGTCCGACACAGCGCAGCTTGAAGCACCTGCGCGACGCCGGGTACACGGTGGCGATTGTCGAGCATTGGAACAGTTTTACCCGCAAGCGGTACGACCTGTGGGGATTTGCCGACCTGCTGGCGATCCGGCCCGGCGAAGTCTTGGCGGTGCAGACGACCAGCGGCAGCAACGTATCCGCGCGGGTGCGCAAGATAGGCGATAGCGAGCTTGTAGGGGCCGTCAGGGACGCAGGCATACGGATACACGTACACGGCTGGAAAAAGGGCGCTAACGGGCGCTACAGCCTGCGAGAAGTGGATTTGTCGTAGCAGCAGGAAAGGGAAAGGTAAAGAGTCTGCGGGGCTTTTTATCTTTCTCTTTCTCGGACTTTGGTCTTTCCCGAATTGACGGGGTATCTCTCACAAGGCGTGGGGGGTAGGGGGGGTTTGTAAGTTTCCCCGCTCTTTCTCTTTCATGGACGCACTAAAGGACTTATGAACATTCACCCCGTAGCCGAGATATTCCCGCGAATGCCTGCGACAGAGTTCGCGGCGCTGAAGTTGGACATTGCGGAGCGTGGATTGCGCGAGGCTGTATGGACGAAGGACGGCGCTATTATTGACGGGCGGCACCGTTGGCGAGCGTGCGAGGAATTGGGGGTGGAGTGTCCTGTGCGTGAGTACGAGGGCGCCGACTTGGTGGCATTCGTGGTGAGTTTGAATCTTCGGCGACGACACTTGGACGAGAGCCAGCGGGCAATGGTGGCGGCGAGCTTGGCGAATCTTGGCGAGGGACGCCATTCCGCAACTGCTTCAAATGAAGCAGTTAGCCAAGCCAATGCAGCGCAAATGCTGAACGTATCGCGGAGCGCGGTTCAGAGGGCCGCAGCGGTGCGCGAGGCCGGTGTGCCGGAACTGGTGTCTGCGGTACAGGACGGGCTTGTGAGTGTCAGCGCGGCGGCTGACGTAGCTACTTTGGCGCCAGAAGATCAGGCTGAGGTTGTAGCCCGTGGGGAGCGGGAGATTTTGTTAGCGGCGAAGGAAGTACGCGCTCGCAAAGCGGACGACAGGCGTGCCGAGCGCGTGGCAAAAATAGTCGAGATAAGCAAGGGCAATGGGGTAATGGCAGAGGGAAGTTACCCGGTCATTTACTGCGATCCTCCATGGCGTTATGACTATATCGAAACCGAAAGTCGGGCCATCGAAAACCAATACCCGACGATGAGCATTGACGAGATAAAAGGCATGGCGTTGGGTGATATTGCCGCCGATGATTGCGTGTTGTTTATGTGGGCGACGAGTCCGAAACTTGCTGACGCAATGGAGGTATTAACGGCATGGGGCTTTGTTTATCGGACTTGTGCGGTGTGGGACAAACAGGTTATTGGCATGGGTTATTACTTTCGACAGCAACACGAATTGCTGTTAGTGGCGACCAAGGGCAACCCAGTAACGCCATCTCCTGCCAATCGGCCTTCCTCTGTGGTGAGCGTGAAGCGTGGGGAGCACAGCAGGAAACCGGACGAGTTTTATGCGCTGATTGAAAATATGTACCCGGAATTTGCCAAAGTGGAATTGTTCGCTAGAGGTGGTCGGGCGGGGTGGAGTGCGTGGGGGAATCAGGCGGTCGCGGCGTGACTGTTCATTCTTTTGCCGAGTCGTTGGCCCGGTCTAGCGCGGAAGCGGACAACCCTATATGGGGCGAGATATACCGCAAAGCGTTCCACAACTTCGATTCAATGACTTGCGTCCGTGCGGATGGGTGGGCGCAACGCGGAGGAATAGACCGCGTGCTAACTCTGAAAAGCGGGAAAACGTTAAGCGTAGATGAGAAAGTCCGCGCCAAGGACTATGGCGATGTGTTGTTGGAGTATTGGAGCGACGAGCGCGGGCGGGTTCCTGGTTGGGTTGCGAAGGATTTGGCGTGCGATTTTGTCGCCTACGCGGTATTGCCGGCGCGGACTTGTTACTTGCTGCCGTTTCAATTACTGCGCAGGGCATGGCGTGCGAATGGTGCGGATTGGGTCAAGCGACACCGCAGGATATTGGCGGAAAACATTGGATATACGACAGTAAGCGTAGGCGTTCCTGTTGTGGAGCTGTTCGCGGCTCTAAATGACTCGATGTCTATTACATGGGGCGAAATATGAGTCTTGCGCTGGTGCCGACCGAAGTTGTTGACGAGCAGCCGACTTTTGCGGACTTCTGGCTGCTGTACCCTAAGCGGATTGCGAAAATGGAAGCGGAAAAGGCGTGGAACAGGACTTCTGCTGCAGAACGTGTGGAATCGTTGACGGCGCTGATAGCGTGGCGATCTGTCTGGATAGCGGAAGGCAGATTGCAATTTGTGCCCAATGCTTCTACCTGGATCAATCAGAAGCGATGGAGCGACGAATTACCCGAGTCTTGGGGAGCGAGTCATGCGAGCCACATAGCGGCTGCGATGCCTGAGCGTGGGGTGAAAGTGGCGATGCCTGACCATGTGAAGGCTGCGATTGCCAAGCTGAGGGCGCGATGAGCGACTATGCGGAGTTTCTAGAACGCAAGCGGATCAACGATCCGGCAACCGGGTTGCGGGAAATTCCGGCGCTTAACCCGATGCTGTTCGATTTCCAGCGCGACATTGTTACGTGGGCGCTAAAGCGAGGGCGAGCCGCTATTTTTGCCGACTGCGGAATGGGTAAGACGCCGATGCAGTTGGAGTGGGCGCGTCATATACCGGGAAAGGTGTTGATCCTGGCCCCGCTCGCTGTTTCACTACAGACCCAGCGCGAGGGTGAGAAGTTCGGCATCAAGGTCGGGCTGGCGCGCAAGCAGGAGGATGTGTGCGAGCAGATCACAGTGACCAACTACGAAATGCTAGATCATTTCGACCTGTCGCAATTTTCCGGGCTGGTGTTGGACGAGTCATCCATTCTGAAGGCGCACGACGGCAAGACGCGGGCGCGCATCATCGAAATATCGCAGCAGGTTCCGTTCCGGCTGGCCTGTACCGCGACACCCGCGCCGAATGACTACATGGAGCTTGGTAATCATGCGGAGTTCCTTGGCAGTATGTCGCGCGCGGAAATGCTGGCGATGTTCTTCGTGCATGACGGCGGGGAAACGCAGAAATGGCGCATCAAGGGCCACGCACAAACGGACTTCTGGCGTTGGGTATGTTCGTGGGCCGTGATGATCCGCAAGCCTTCGGACCTGGGTTATTCGGACGAAGGGTTCACGCTCCCGGAGATGGTGATCCATGAGATTGTGGTCCGCGTAGACGAACCTACTAGCGGGTTTCTGTTCCCGGTTGAGGCGTCAAGCCTGCAGGAGCGGTTGCGCGCTAGGCGTGAAACGATTGCGGATCGCGTGGCAGATGCCGCGAAGATAGCCAACGGTACGGATCGTCCGTTTCTTTTGTGGTGCAACCTGAACGACGAGAGTGCTGGGCTAGCGGCGGCGGTTAATGGCGCGGTGGAGGTTTCTGGGTCTGACTCCAACGAAGTGAAGGAACGCCGGATGCTGGATTTCACTGCCGGCAAGATTCGCGCGATGGTAAGCAAGCCCAGCATCGCCGGGTTCGGCATGAATTGGCAGCATTGCGCGGATATGGCCTTTGTCGGGCTGTCGGACAGCTACGAACAGTTCTATCAGGCGGTTAGGCGCTGCTACCGGTTCGGACAAAAAAAGACCGTGAACGTATACGTTATCACTGCGGAGACAGAGGGCGCGGTCGTCGCCAACATCAAACGGAAGGAAGCGGACGCGATGAAGATGGCGGAGGAAATGGTGGGGCACATGCGTGATCTGAACATGGAAGCTCTGCACGGTTCGACGGTGCGCGAAAAGACGGAATACCAGCGCGACAAGGCTGAGGGCGATGGATTCGTGGCGCATCTTGGCGATTGCGTTGATGTGGTATCGGAGTTGCCGAGCGATTCTATCCACTACACCATCTACTCGCCGCCATTCTCGTCGCTCTACACGTATTCCAACAGTGACCGGGATATGGGTAACTGCAAAGGCGATGACGAGTTCATGGAGCACTATCGTTTTCTCGTGGGCGAGTTGTATCGGGCCACAATGCCGGGTCGGCTTCTGTCGTTCCATTGCATGAACCTGCCTACAAGTAAGCAGAACCACGGCCACATCGGAATCCGCGATTTCCGGGGCGAGTTGATCAAGATTCACGAGCAGGCCGGTTTTATCTACCACTCGGAAGTGTGCATCTGGAAAGACCCGGTAACGGCGATGCAGCGCACGAAGGCTCTTGGATTGCTGCACAAGCAATTAAAGAAAGACTCGTGCATGTCGCGGCAGGGCATCCCGGACTATCTGGTGACGATGCGAAAGCCCGGCGACAACCCGGAGCGAGTGGAGCACACCGCAGACGATTTCCCGGTGCAGTTGTGGCAGCAGTACGCCAGCCCGGTATGGATGGACATCAACCCATCGGAGACTCTGCAATATCGTTCGGCGCGGGAGCACAACGACGAGCGGCACATCTGCCCGCTGCAGCTTGAGGTGATTCGGCGGGCGTTGAAGTTGTGGACGAATCCCGGCGATACAGTGTTGTCCCCGTTCATGGGGATTGGTTCAGAGGGCTATTGCGCGATTCAGGCGGGGCGTAAGTTTATCGGCGCCGAGCTGAAGCGGTCCTATTGGGCGCAGGCGGTCAAGAATCTGACGGCGGCGCGGACGGACCAAGGGTTGATGTTTGATGCGGCTTGACCCGGCAGCTAGGGCGCTGGCGATTGCCGATCATGCGCGTGCCTGTGTCGAGTCCGACCGCGAGCGCAATCGGCGGGAGATGCCAGAGGCTACGCGGCTGATGGACGAGCTAACCGCAGTCTTTGGCAAGCCGCAGTGGTTCCGCTGGACCGAGGGCGGGCGCACGGTGGAGTGGGGTAAGCCGGTGGAATACACGCGGGCGGTGCAGGCGAGCGTGGGGCCGAAGCGAAAGGAGCGGAAGCGTGATCCGCGCTAACCGTGCGCCCAGCGGAGGCATCGTGCTGATAAGCGATGATGGCGTAGTAATTCCGCTATCGCCCAACGAAGCCCACGCGGTGTATCTGTTGGTGGCCGATGAACTGGACAAGGCGCGGCGAGCGCTGGAGGAGCCGGAAGCCCATGACGCCTGACTTTGCAGAGGCATACCTGGCGGCAAAGGCAAAGCTAGCGAACGCGCACGAGCAGTCGCTAGCTAAGGACTACATCGCCATCGTGGAGTCGGCCATCGCCCTAGCCCGACACGCGGAACAGATAGAGCTATGGGCATGGCGGCAGATACGCGCGAGAGGAGACAAATGAATATTGTGGGTTGGGTTGCTCTAGTGGCGTTGGGTGCGTTGTTGATGGTGCTGCGATTTGAACCGATGTTTGTGGATTTAATGGCTGGCGGGGTGGGCGGTTTTTGTATTGGGATTGGATTATTCAAGTTGATTGACGCATGAAATTCCCTGTCGGCTCGCTGGTCGTGACCCCTACCAACCGCATCGCCCGCGTAACCGGCGAATACGAGGATGGGCGACTCGACCTGAAGTATCAGGACTGCGACCCCAAAGACCCCGGCGTGTCGCTGCTCGCCAAGCTGGTGCGGCCAGCGAATGAGCAGCCCTATGTCT